GAAGACCTGGTTTATTAATGGGTCATAGTACAAAGGCATCGGGCTTACTTCCTCCTGAAACAGGTGGACTTTCACTACCAAAGGAGTTGTATAATCTCTCATTGGGTATTACTGAAGATGCACCAATGCACTTCCATGGTGGTGATACGTTCATGGTGGCTAGACAAGGTGCATTTGATCCGAAAACTACGCCTACGAGTTTGCATGCATTTGATGCTTATACGCCCAGATTTCCTCATGCAGAAGGTAAACGTGCAGATGAATTGACACGTATACTTAGAAATAAGAAGTCAGCTGAATTTTTAGAACCGGAGATGTTAAAGATTCCTGAAATTGCTGAATTGACTAAGGCTTATGGTGATGCTGCAACACAAGCAGCAAAAGCTCGTATGCTAGATAAATTCTTTTCGCGCTATCCAAAAGGTGGCACATTTCAAGAGGGCGCTGGCCCCCTCATGGAAGCTAAGGAATTACCACAATATGGTAAAGGTGGATTTGGTGGCGATGTAGATCCTAATACTGGTAAATTCAAAGGCTATTTTGATAATCCGGATCCAGTAGACACGCTTCAAATGCTATCTTATGGTAAACGATTTCCGACATTTGAAAGTTATGAAATAGATCCTACAGGCGCAGCACGATTAGGTAATAAAACGCGGGCACCTGAAGTTTATTCCGATGTCTTTAACTTTATAAAAAAGAATAGAGCTAAGATAAAGACAAAAACTGGTATTGAATTTCCAGGTTGGTTTGACGAAACACAAATGGAAGAAGCAGATGAACCAGCACGAATATTGAAAATGCTAGCTGCACAAAATCCTAGGACTTCGAACTATGATAAAGACTTAGCTCAACATGCTCAGCAGTTGATTAAGAATTTGCGACGTACTAAATCTAGTTACGGCGAGGCAAAATCTTGGGGTTCAGTAGGTATTCACCCTGAGAACTTCGCAGGTATGATTGCGAATGAGAGTTTAGATCCAGATACGCTTAAGATGCTTGAAGCAGCATCTAAGAAACGTGGTTTGCAGTTTGATACAGCATATTTTGATCCAAAGAATGTAGCTGCAAATAAACTTATGTTCAATAAAGCTAAGGAAATGCAAGGTGAGTCATATCGGGCTCAATTAAATCCCGCAGATTTCCCAAAAAGACCTCGAACACCCCCTATTGATTTTGCTAAGCTTAAAGCAAAACTTAATAAACCTGCAACAACGCCGAAAGATCTTAGTGACGAAGAATTAGATTGGATGATGGAAAATGATCCTGGAAATCCATTTTTTGACTGATTATGAAACACATACTACTAGTCCTTATGGCCTTCTTCGCAGTCACTACTGCAAGTGCCCAACCTGGTAATTGGCGTGAACGTGATCGACAACTAGATCCAGAAATACGCGAAGCATTACGTGATTATTGTCGGATCATGCAAATTCGGGCTGAACGTAATCGTGCTATACAAGTACCTCGCGTTTGTTATCGCTTGTTCCCTGGCACGTATCAACCACCTTGGAGGCGCCCGCAATGAAGACCTTTCTTGCTATTGCTGCTATTGGCATTATTGCCGGTTGCGCTGTTAGTACTCCTGATGGTGATCTGACTATTACTATCCCAGCTATTGATATTGACGTGCAACCTGAGTATCGTAATCGCATCCATTTGACTCGTGAGTGGGTTGAACGTGGTGTACGGTATTGTAGGTACAGCGATGGTCAAGTAACGCGACGGCGTTATCGTGATGGTGATTGCCCTAAATTGGCATATTAATGGCCCTTAGTTACAAACCACGGGAGCAATTCGTCCCGTTCCATAATAGGAAGCAGCGATGGGGTGCTTTGAACACCCATCGTCGTGCTGGTAAAACTGTGGGTTTGGTCAATGATTTGGTCTTTGGCGCTTTAGAGTGCGGGCAATATAAGCCTCAATTAGCATATATTGGCCCCACGTACGCCCAGGCTAAGAGAGTGGCCTGGGCGTACCTTAAGGATTATGCAGAACCATATTTCAGTCGGCCCCCTCAAGAAGCTGAACTAAAGGTCACATTACATGGAGATAGAACCATATACGTCCTCGGCGCCGACAACGCAGACTCCTTGCGTGGTATGTACCTCGATGGCGGTGTTGGTGACGAGTATGCGCTATTTCGGCCTTCCGTGTTTGCACAGGTCATTCGTCCGACTCTGTCAGACCGGAATGGATGGTTTGTCTTCGCCTCCACACCCAGAGGCAAGAATCTATTCTATGACGTCTGTCGAGAAGCCCAACGAAACGATGACTGGTTCTACCTAGAACTTCGTGCTGACCTCTCTGGTATTATGGCCCCTGGCGAGCTTGAAGAACTTCGCCAGCATATGGATCCTGAGGAGTTTGCTCAGGAATATCTTTGTTCCTTTGATTCTGCATTAAAAGGCGCGATCTATGCAGACGAGTTGAATGAGGTATTCCTGACCAAACGTCTTAAAGATAGCTTATATGACAAAGCTCTACCGACGCATGTTGTCTTCGACCTTGGCTTTACGGATGCCACGGTTGCAATCTATTGGCAAGAAGCACCTTCTATTCATGGCAGTCTCCCGATACGGATTGTGTACGTTGAAGCTACACAAGGTAAGGATATTTTCTACCACATCGATAAGTTGCATTCGTTTGCGGGCGATCTTGGGGAAGTCTGGCTCCCACACGACGCACGGGCACGTAATTTACAAACGGGACGGTCGCTTGTCGAACAGTTTCTTGAGCAAGAGATTAGACCACGTTTGGTCCCTAACCACAAAGTCCGTGATCGTATCGCAGCAACACGGAAGATGTTCCCTCTCATAGCTTTTGATAAAGCTGCTACGGAGGAATTGATTGAAGCACTTAAGGGTTATAGAAGGGTCTGGGATGACAAGCACCTCATCTTCAGTGACATCCCCCTTCATGATTGGTGTTCTGACTATGCTGATGCTTTCGGGTATTTGGCTGTGGTCGCGCAACCGAAGTTCGCTAGGGTATTACCAAAAATTGAATCTGAAGAACTTAAAGTCGCAAAAGGAATGCATTACCAATTTCAATTAGAGGAATTACATACTGATCGCATGAGAACATTTGGAGATAGGCGCATTTCATGATCTCCGACAGTCCAAGTAGTGGTACTCCTACAATTGCCGATCCTAAAAAGCTAACGCCTCGGGAATTGTGGAGTACTGAAATTGCGTATGCCGAACAGGAACTGAAGAAGTTCCATGAGCGGGGACGCAAGGTGGTGCGTCGTTTCTTGGATGAACGTGATGCTATAGACGCTACACATAAGTGGTTTAATCTGTTCTATGCAAATACGAAGATCATGCGAGCTGCATTGTACTCGCAGATTCCAAAACCAGAAGTCAAGCGTAAATTCCTCGACTATAATGACGATATTGCCCGTGTTGCTGCTAACATTCTGCAACGTGCCATTTCCCCGGATGGAGATGACCCCCGTGACTTATTTGATGCAGCAATGCGTCACGTTGCTAGTGACAGACTCGTCTCTGGTCTCGGTCAAGTTTGGTGCCGGTTAGAAACTGATACAGAAGATGCCGAGTTAATTATTGAATCAGTGCCATCTGTTGGCGAGGGGTTGCTCGGTGAACAAGATCATCACAACTCACCTATCAACAGTGGGTTTGCTACTGGCCCTTCTCCTGATCAGCCTATGTCGCCATCTGGTGCGATGCCTGAGGGTCCTCCTGGTGCGGTACCGCCTGGTCCAGCTGCTGGTGTTCCGCCTGGAATGCCTCCTGGTATGCCACCTGGTCCACCGATGGGCGCTATGCCGCCTCCGGTTCAGCCGATGGCGCCACCAGAAGTCATCCAATACAAGCGTATCACGGACCAGCGAGTAGCTATTGATTATGTATATTGGGAGGACTTTCTTTGGAGTCCTTGCCGGGTATGGGAAGAACGTCGTTGGGTTGGTCGTGTTGTATACATGGACCAAGAGCAATTGATAAAGCGGTTCGGTGCGAAGAAAGGGAAAGCTGTCCCCCTCAATCACCGGCCAATGAACTTAAACCTGAATACATATCCAGGTGGGGTGACGCCTACTAATCAAGCGATTAAGCAGGCGAAGATTTATGAGATCTGGGATAGACTTAATCGTAGGATTATCTGGTTTTGTAAGGACAGCCCTGAGGTTTTGGATGAGAAGGATGACTTTCTAAATCTTATTGGCTTCGAACCTTGCCCGAAGCCACTTCTTGCGAATATCTCGACATCTAATACGGTCCCACGTCCAGATTTTTATTTGGTCCAAGATCAGTATACGGAACTGGATACAGTTAATAATAGAATTTCGCTGCTTATTAAAGCATGTAAGGTAGTTGGTGTCTATGATCGTGCAGCTGAAGGTGTTCAACGCATGCTGCAAGAGGGAACTGATAATCAGTTGGTTCCTGTAGATAATTGGGCAATGTTTGCTGAGAAGGGTGGCGTCAAAGGTCAGGTCGACTGGCTCCCCCTCGAAATGATTGTCCTTGCAATGCAAAGGCTGTATGAGAATCGAGAAGGGATCAAAGCACAGATATACGAGCTTACGGGTATTGCGGACATCGTACGTGGTGCATCAAAGGCTTCGGAAACCCTTGGTGCGCAAGAAATCAAGGCAAAGTTTGCCTCTGTACGCATTAAGGACGTACAGGATGAGATTGCACGGTTTGCTGCGGAGGTTTTACGGATTAAAGCAGAGATCATGGTTAAACACTATGATCGTGAAATCCTTGTCAGAAAGAGTAACATCCTGCGAACCGATGATGCGGCGTTGGCAGAACAAGCCGTTGATCTCTTGCAGTCGGAAGAGGGGTTTGAGTGGCGTATTCTGGTAACATCTGATCAACTAGCACAGACGGACTACTCTATGGAGAAGGCCGATCGTGTTGAACTTCTTACATCTGTATCTGGTTATCTCGAGAAGGCTGGAGCTATGATTCAGGGCATGCCACAGTCCGCCCCCCTTCTGGTGGGTATACTCAAGTGGGCAGTCGCTGGATTTAAGGGTGCACGTGAGATCGAGGGCATGCTTGATAAATCCCTGGATCAATTGACTAAGCAACCGCCGCAAGAGAAGCCAGACCCAGAAGCTGAAAAGGCTAAGGCTGAGCAAGAGAAGATGCAAGTTGAAGCCCAAATGCAACAGCAAAAGATGCAAGGTGAAATGCAACTTGCTAATAATAAGGGTCAGATTGAGATTCAGAAAGCAACTGCTGAAGTACAGTTGAAGGAACGTCTCGGACAGATGGAAATTCAGATGAAAGAGATGGAACTTCGATTCAAGGCCCAGGAACTTCAACTTAAGGAGCAAGAAGCACAAATGGAGTTTGATATGGCTGGTGCTACAGCAGCACGTGAAGAACGTACTGCTATTATGGAATCTCAACTTAATCTTCAAGCTAGTGCTGCCCAACATTCGCAAAAACTTCAACAGTCCAAAGAGCAAGCTGCTTTAAAGGCCAAGCAGCAGCCTAAGGGGAACAAGAATGACAAGACGTAGCTACGTCCAAATAGATGGGGTACTGTATGAACGTGGAACAGAACCCAGACGAGAAACAAGAGTCGCTGGACCGACTATTATTCCGGACAGCCCCGATTTTGTATCTCCGATTGATCATACTATTGTGCGTGGTAAAGCCGGTATACGCGAGCACTGCGCGCGTCATGGCGTGGTTCAAACGGCAGAGCTTAAAGGTTTGCCATATGGTATCCAACCTGTGGCGCCGAATCGTCAAGAAATCCGAGAAACTATCTTGAGGCGGATAGCTGAAAAAGGCTATTCTGAATACGATGCCTAGTAAATCCAAGAAGCAAGCTAAGTTGATGGCTGCAGCCGCACATAATCCTGCGTTTGCTAAGAAGGTTGGCGTACCACAAACGGTTGCCAAAGAGTTTAACAAAGCTGATGCAAAGAAACCATCTGCATCAGCTACTGCTACCGCTAATGCGTTGAGGAAACGTCATGGGACCTGAAGAGAATCAAGAAGTCAGCCTCCGGGATACGATTGAGGCTGCTGTAGAGAAGGTGGAGAATCCAGATCCGCCTACGGGTCAAGTCACGCCTGTTGAACCGCCTCCACCACCGGCACCCCCTCAAGAAGGTGAGGAAGTCAAGCCTCCTATCGAGGCAGCTCCCCCGCCAAAGAAAGAAGTCCCTGTTGATCCTGCTCAAGCACAATTTGAGCCGGCTCCCAAGGCCTGGAAGCCCGCTGCTCAAAAGGCTTGGGCTACCCTTCCGCCTGATGTGAGGGCGGAAGTATCACGTCGCGAGAAAGAAGTTGCAAAAGTCTTTGGTGAAACTAACTTTATCAGAGAAGGTGTTAAACAGTTTAGTGAAATCGTTAGGCCATTCGAAGCTCGGCTTCAATCTGTAGGTTACACGCCATTACAAGCAGTGCATGAACTGTTTAAGGCGGATCATATCCTCACCACAGCTCCTCCAGTTCAACGTGCGCATTATATGGCACAATTGATCAAGGAATACGGTGTTGATATCCGTGAACTAGATAATGCATTGGCCGGACAAGCCCCTGCTGATCCAGTAAAGTCTCAACTTGAAACTATGCTGGCTGAACGACTTAGTCCTCTCCAAGCTTTCTTGACGAACCAGCAACAGATTGCCCGGCAGCAAGAGCAACGAATCCAGCAAGACGCCACCACTGTTATAGATCAGATGGAAGCCGATACTACAAAGTATCCACATTTCCAGAATGTGAAAGAAGACATGGCAGACATTATCGAGATGAATGCCAAACGTGCCATTTACTTGACACCGGAACAAGCATATGCACGTGCAGTAGCGATGAACCCTGAGTGGGGTGCCCAAGCAGTCATGCAGCAACAGAATGCACAACAACGTCAGAATGCCTTGCAACAAAATAACAAGGCTCAACGGGCGTTGAATGCATCTGCTTCTATTAATGGCGCACCTGGTAATGCACCTGTAACAGGACTTAATCAAGATGCATCATTACGTGAGACAATTGAAGCAGCGTTCAACCAAATTGAAGGAGGTCGGTAATGCTTAGAATAATCAAACGATTGCTAGGCTTCCAACTTCTTGAGCGAATTAATAAGGTTGTACCCACTCTTCGTATAGCACGGAATGATCCTGAGCAACCTCGTACACGATCGGCTGGTGCTGAAATAAAAGCACGCGAGCCGGTTCCGCCCCCTTCTTAGGAGAAAGTGATGGCATTTGCCAATAGTGCAATTAGCGATATCATCGCTACAACCATACAGTCTCGGACTGGACAAATTGCAGATAACGTTACCAAGAATAATGCGCTTTTGATGCGCCTTAAGCAAAAAGGCAACATCAAGCCATTTGGTGGTGGTAATGTAATCTTGCAAGAATTGAGCTTCCAGGCTAATGGAAATGCTGGATGGTATTCTGGTTATGATCTGTTGCCGGTTGCGGCACAGGATGTAATCAGTGCTGCTCAGTATGACATTAAGCAAGCAGCTTGTCCTGTTACCATCAGTGGTCTTGACCAATTGATGAATAGTGGCAAGGAACAGATCATCGATCTGCTAGAGGCTCGGGTTAATGTGGGTGAGAGTTCGATGGCGAACATCCTCGCGCAAGGTATCTACAGTGATGGTACTGCAGCTGGTGGTAAGCAAGTTGATGGTCTGCTAAAACAGGTGTCACAAGCACCTGCAACAGGGATCGTCGGTGGCATTGATCGTGGTACTTGGACTTTCTGGCGTAATCAGACTTTTGATGCGTCTACTGATGGTCCTGGTGCAACGACTGCTGCTAATATCCAGAGCTATTGGAACAGGCTCTGGGCTAAGCTTGTGCGTGGCAATGACCGGCCTGATCTGATTGTGGTGGATAATAACTACTGGGGCTTCTATATGGCGTCCCTGCAGAATATCCAACGTTTCAGTGATACCGAGACTGCTAAGCTAGGCTTTGTCACCATCAAGTTCATGGATGCTGACGTGGTACTTGATGGTGGTATTGGTGGCTTCATGCCTGCTAGTGTGGCGTACTTCCTTAATACGAAGTACATCCATTACCGCCCCCACCGTGATCGCAATATGGTTCCTCTGTCGCCGGGTCAGCGCTACTCGATCAACCAAGATGCGGCCGTGCAGATCTTGGCTTGGGCTGGCAACCTGACTATGTCAGGTGCGCAGTTCCAAGGGGTGATGAACGAGTAATGGTCCGGGGCCAGAGAAATCTGGCCCCCTCAAGGAGATTATTATGCCTGCTGGACTTCCTGGTTCTACGAACGCTCAAAACCTTGCGAATCCGTCGCTTGGTTTGTTCGTAATTTACGACCTCTTGTCAGGTCCAAAAGGCTCGCCTTTTGACTATGACAAAGACTTTAGCCTTTCTGGTACGCCTGCTAGTGGAAACACATCAACGGGCGCGCTAAGTACAGGTATTGGATTTGGTTCGCCTCCGATTCTAGATGCAAGCCAGATTACTGCTGTTCCTGGGAACTTTGACGATGATTATACAGTTGGTGTTACTAAACCAGACGGTACAGCTGGTGATTCTACTCTCATGTATATTGGGGGTGGTAGGGAGACACGTGTGCCGGCTGTTACTGGGCCTATGACTAATGTTCCCTATACCCTTGGTCACGGCATTGGTGGAGCCGGAAATGGCGGTTCGCGTGATGCTGGTGCTGGTCCTGCCTTTACTGGTTTCAGGATTAAGTCTGTAACCGCTGCTGCTGGAGTTGCAAATGGCGCGGTTGTTGAAACTGGCTGGGTTAACCGGTCTGGTGTTGCTCTCATTACCGGTAATACTGTCTTTGCTCCTGCGTCTGCTGCTTCTGTTGTTCCATCATTGGCTGAGGATGATGCTCAGGCACAGGCACGAGCTTCTACACCAAGCTCGGAGATTGACTCTTTGTTTGGACCGACAGTCTCAAGACCAGAAGACGAGCTCTTTGCACCGCAAACTGCAGCAGAAAAGGCTAGGGATAGACTTTTCAGGTAGTCATGCTTAACCATACCTTAATGACATTTGACGACCTCGGGCGTATTCGTTGTACGCTCGAGGACGTTGATATCAGCACCCAATTTAATGGCGGTACGCCTATTAAAGATGGGTTGGTATGTCTTACTGCTGTTGATGCTGAAATATTTCTAAGCGGATTAGGCTATATAGATATCGGTAATATTTGTAGTGATCAAGTTGGAGCTGGTCTTGGTTCGCCATTAGCTGATGCTACTGGTAGAATTAAAGCAACTACTGATGAACCTGCATTTTGGTATTGTGGACTTCCATTTGGATCTAATAACCGCTTATCTATTGTAATAGTAAGCGGTATGCCTATCGGGGAATTTGCATTTAGTTCGGCCTTTAATAATGGCTTTGATAGCCCTACTGCACCATGACACGCAAAACTATCCTAGCCTTGTTAGAGCAAGCTACTATTACATTTGCAGATAATGTTACGGGTAATATTACTGCTGCTGATATGCGAGGCATGTTTACAGATGTAATTGAAACTTTTTCACCTGGTTACGGCATTATGTCTGTAGATTCATTGACATTGCCTGCGCTCGGTATAACTCCTAAAGTTATTACTTACAATACTATTCTAGCTCAAACACAAAGTTACATAGCTACACCGATGGCTGGTACGATTACACGTCTTGCTGAAGGATTGCCTACGACAGTTAACCGCGTATCTTTTTATGCTGACGTCGCTGCTCCTACAGGCGATGAGATTATTTTCTCGCTTTTTAGAAATGGCGTGGATATCCCTGGAGGTACGACGTGCAGTGGACAGGGACTAGGTAATTTTGTGCAAGCTTCATTTAGTACAGGTACTACAACTCCTGACGCGGCTAACTATACCTACGATGTTCGGGCAACCAAAGTAACAGGGGGTGCTGATGACGTTCAATTGAGTAATGTTCGCTTCATTTTTGAATCTGTTCCAACCATAGGAATTTAATCATGCCTGAATCTAAACTTGTTGTACTCACGCCCGTAGATGGTGCTCATGGTCCTGTAGATCCTGACTATGGTCAATGGCCACCTGTAGATGGTGGAAATCCTCCGTATCCTAGTAACGGCCTGCCTCCGGGTGGTAATGTTGGCACGCCTGATCGGCCTGTTAACTTGCCTGCACCCCCTCCTGGTACGCCAACGCAACCGATTTGGCCTGGGGTACCTATTCACAAACCTGGTCCTGGCGAACCGCCTGTTACACTCCCTCCTGGGTCAATTTATCCGCCCCTTCCGCCAGTAGTTGGTAATAGTCCTGTAGTTGCCCTCGTGTGGATTCCGCGCGTAGGTTATCGTTGGGTAGTTATTGATCAAGTAGCTACCCCTAAGAAGCCCTAAATAAGGAGGCACCACCATGCCTACAATGGAATATGACGGCGCTGTTTATGATGAGAACAATCAATACGAAGACGATAAGCGTCTGTATGTTCAGTTCTTCATGGAAGCAGTACACGATAAGCCTAGGTCAGATGAAGAAGGTCGCCCGATCTTCAAAGAAGTACCGATGATTAAGATCATCACACCAGGTAGTCGTGACTCCATGGTAACTAGGGCTAATGAAGCCTATAAGCGTCGTTTTCCCAGTCATTGGGAACGATTCCAGAAGAAAATGGAACAGGCCATTGAAGGTACGCCTCTCGAGCAAGTTCCATTTCTTACTGTAGGCCAGATTGCTGAATTAAAGGCAGTCAATTGCTTCACACTTGAGCAACTCGGGGGTATGAGCGATGCACTTGCGAGCAAGATGATGGGTATGCATGGCTTACGTCAAAAGGCCGCGGCGTTTCTTGAAGCAGCCAAGGGCGCCGCTCCTTTCACTAAGATGCAAGCAGAACTTGAGAAAAGGGATGTTGAAATTACTGTTCTTAAACAACAAGTAGAACAACTTCTTGCTGCCCAAAAAACGGAGCAACAAGGCAAAGCACCACCCCCATTAATTATAAAGGGCTAATATGCAATACTGGTCCGCTCTGGGAATACTTCAGCAGGTCTCTGCAGAGTTGGGCCTGCCTCGTCCTGAAACAATTGTTGCTAATCCTGATATACAAACTAATCAGCTTCTTGCATTGCTAAATAGTGCAGGCAATGAACTGATTACCTATTATACTTGGGAACAATTTATTAAGCAATGGACTTGGTCAACAGTTACAGGAAAAGATGCATATGATTTACCTGATGATTGGCTTTATTTCACTGATCAAACTCAATGGGATAGAACGAATCACTGGCCACTTCTTGGTCCTAAATCACCCCAGGAGTGGGCTTGGTTAAAAGGTGGTCTTGGTACGCTTGCTCCACGTACACGCTACAGGGTCTATCAAGATAAGTTTTATCTTCATCCTGTACCTGGTAGTACGCCGTCTGTTAATATTGCAATGGAATACGTTGTTAAATACTGGGTACAAAGAGCTGATAATTCGCTTTCTGAATTGATTATATCTGATGGTGATAAGGTACTTTTTCATCCATGGTTGATAATGAAACTGCTTCGTGTTAAGTTCTATGATCTAAAGGGCTTCGATTCAACAGCTGCTGGAGCTGACTTCTTACGTGTTCTTCAATCTATGACTGGTAAGAGTAAAGGCGCGCCCATATTGAGTCTTTCGCCGTCTTTCCCGCCATTGTTTGTCGGTCCTTGGTCTATTCCAGATGGATCCTGGGATACTAGTGGAATAGGGCTATAATGCCTCAAATGTCAGCTAAGATCACGACAGTCCCCTCACCTGTGGGGGGACTGAATATATATGATAACTTGGCGGCTATGCCTCCAACTGACGCTATTCGTTTATCTAATATAGTTCCCCAACCGTATGGATGTACTATACGTAAAGGTTATCAAGAACATGCTATTGGTCTTGGTGGATTGGTGGAATCAATGTCCACCTGGGTGTCATTTGCAGGTGTTAGAAAATTATTTGCATTTGCTAATAAGAAATTATGGGATGTTACAGCCCCTGGATCTGGTGTGCAATTACTTACTGGTTTATCTACAGATTTCTGGTATAGTGTAGGTTATGCAAATGCTGCTGGTATTTTTACTCTTATGTTTAGTGGGGCTGATAACCCTATTGTATACACTGCAAGTGGTACTATACGGTTAATTGCTGGTGATGGAACAGCTGCTAATACATGGGCTGGTGTTAATCCTGCTACTATTGTACAGGCCACTGTTCATCAACGTCGTGTTTGGGGCGTTGAAACCAATTCTACTAAAGGTTGGTACTTACCTCCTGACTCTTATTATGGAGTCGCGAAGTCATTCAATTTTGGTCCTAGTTTTAAGCGTGGTGGATATCTTACTGCTCTTGCTACTTGGACTGTTGACGCGGGTAGTGGATCTGATGATCATTTGGTTGCTGTATCTTCCAATGGTGAAGCAGCTGTTTATGCCGGGATAGATCCAGTATCACCTGATACATGGCGCTTAGTAGGCGTGTATTTTATAGGTCAACCCCCTCGAGGTCGCAGATTTTTTGCTAATGTGGCAGGTGATCTTTATTTCCTTACGCTTACTGGTGTAGTATCAATGGCAACGGTTGTTACCTCTACACAAGTAAATTTATCGGCTAATAATGCATATAGTCAAAAAATTCAATTTTTGCTTAGTGAATTGCTAAATGAACTAAAAGATTTTGAGGGTTGGGAAATTGAATTCTTTCCTGGAATAAGTCTTCTTATCATTAACGTACCAACTGTACATGCTGGCGGTAATGGCCAGATAGTAGCTAATCAAATAACAACAGCGTGGTGTACATTTAGCGGTATGGATGCTCGATGCTGGCTTCGTTTAGACGATAATCCCTTTTTTGGTGGCAATGGTATTGTATATCGTGCTTGGTCTGGTGATCAAGATGGTGTTAAGATTGACGGTACTGGTGGTACAAATATTCTATCTTCAGTACAGCAAGCATATTCTAATTTTGGTATGCAAACAGCTCAAAAACAAGTGGGATTGTATCGGCCTAATTTCTTAGGCACAAAGAAAATTAGATATAATTCTGTTTTGACTTACGACTATGATCAGCATGTTCTTCCACAAGCTGATGGTTCAAATGTACCTTCACCTTTTGCACATTGGAACGAAGCTCAATGGCATGAAGATATGTGGTCTGGAGGTTTGACTGTTCAGCGTGATTGGAGATCAGCTGAAGGTATGGGTACAGCCGTAGCTCTGTCAATGAGCTTATCTACTGAAGCAGAATCTACTTGGATAAGCACAGACTTTACAATAAGGTCTGGTGGTCCATTATAGGAGTTATTATGAAGAATATGCCGCCCCCTCAGATGTCTGGTGGACAAGCACAAATGAGTGCAAATCCTATGGCACAAGGTATGGCACCTCCTTCTGGGATGGATCCAGCTGCAATGGCTAATATGGCATCTATGAATGCAGCGCAAGCTGCATCTCGAGCACCTGCAGGTGGCGGTAAGAATGCCATGCCTCCACAAATGCAGCCACCTGTAGGAGGTGGTGGACAAGGCGGTCGTAAGAATCAACCGCCTCCTCAAATGGCGGGGATGCAACCTCCTGGCCAAGCCCGAGGTAAGAATCAGTCACCCCCACAAATGGCAGCGCCACCAATACAGACTATGGGTGCGCAACCACAAGTACCGCAAGCTCCTCCGGGTGGGCGTGGTTTGTCAGCTATGCTGGGTCGTTTACGGGGCATGCAATAATGATCAAATGCGATGACCAAGAATGGCTTGTCGCATGGTTGTGTGAACGAGTTGGACTTGTACCAACGCCACATGTTCGTGCGATTGGTAATGTTAAGGATGGACAACTTCTTGGGGTTGTGGGTTATGATAATTGGAATGGCACATGTTGTGAAATGCATATGGCTGGTAATCCGGGCTGGCTAACCTATGATTTCATTAAGTATGCTTTCGAATATCCTTTTGTTCAAGGGAATTGTAAGTTAGTGATTGGTAAGGTCGCATCTGGTAGTATTACTGCATTAGATATAGATAGACGTTTGGGCTTTAAGGAAGTACTGGTAATACCAGATGCAT